TAATGTTCGTACAGGAAATGGTAATGTTGGAATAAAATTTGTAGACAATACAAATGTGGCAATAAGTCCAAATAGTTCATTGACGATAGATGATTTTGTATATGACCCAAATAATAAAGGTGGGTCTAAACTTATAATGAATGTTGCATTGGGAACAGTTAGGTATGCAAGTGGTAATATTGCAAAACTAAATGCTCAGAATGTTGATATTCGTACTCCAACAGCACGAATAGGTGTTCTTGGAACTGCGTTCAGTATGACCGTTGATGAAGTTGGAAAGTCTTTGATTATTCTGCTTCCCAATGCAGACGGTACAGTAGGTAAAATTTCAGTAGAGAGTGAAGCTGGTCAAGTTATGCTTAATCAAGCATTTCAATCCACATTAGTTACAAATGGTGAAAGTATGCCAACTAAACCAGTTGTACTTGATTTAACTTTAGACCAAATTAATAATTTATTAATAATCAAACCACCCAAAGAAAAAATTATAGAACTAGTTAGAGAATCTAGCAGTATGAAAAACTTATTAGATATGGATTTTTTAGAGTTTAAAGTGCTAGATGAGAATAAACTTGATGAAGACGAATTAGAATTTACTGAATTGGATATTAATCCTTTAGATGTAGATTTGTTAATGAATGTGTTAGACCAATTGATTGCACTAACCGCCACCGCAGAAATGGTAGACGGTAGGACAAGTGGTTTCAACAAAGCAACTCAAGTCAATACGCTTCGTGATGGTTCTCGTTTAGAAATAATTAGGCATGTTGGAAGTAGCGAGGTGCATTTAAGACTAAACGCTGATTGGGGTTATGTAATTAATTTGACACAGGGTGGAATACCTGTGCCGGAGATAACAACAGATGACAACACTACTAATAATATTAATATCTATCAGTCTGAGTAGTATTGCACACGCTGGCAACAGTGTGTTCATAGAACAAATTACTACCAGTGATGATACAACAATAACTGTCAATCAAGACGGCAATAACAATGCTGTCAACTTCACTATGGCTCACGATGATAACGTATTTAATATTGACCAAAAGGGAAATAACAACACAGTCAGTTGGGTTTCCTATTGGGGTTCAGGTAGAAATTGGGGTGGTGACTTGGATGGAACAAATAACAATATAAAATTTGAACAAAACAATACAGCTGGTTCAGACTCAAACAGAATAGGTTTTCACATACAAAGCAATAGCAATGCTGTTCATGTGTGTCAGGGTGCAACTTTCGATAGCAGTTCTGATACAACGTGTTCTGGTTCTACACCCAACTCAGAGTATGGTGGCCATACGGTAAATCTAGATTTACACTCTGGTGGCAACTCCATCAAAATTGGTCAAGAAACTGGAACAAACAATGCAGACCACTCTGTCAAACTATACACATACGGTGGAGAAAATAATGATACCTTTATTACTCAAAAAGGAAACGGTAATAAGACCCTAAATATGACGATAAGAACAGATGGTGGTGAACAAGAGCTTATGCAAAAGGGTGATGGAAATCATACTGCGACAATAGATTTAACAGGAAGTTATCACACAGATTTAGATTTGGTTCAACGGGGTAACACAAACCAATCGTATTCTCTTACACAGAACTGTCAAACCTCTGGGGGTTGTGGAATATCATTAACACAAGGAAATTGAAGTGAAAAAATGGATTGTCTCTATCTTAGTTATTATTATATTTTGTGGTATACGTTTTGTAGACCCTTGGTTTCTCGACATGGTGCGAATGAAAGCACTAGACCAACATCAAAGAACACAACAAGAAACGATAACAGAAAAGATTGTAACGGTAGAAATAGATAATGATTCTATAAGAGAACGTGGTCAATGGCCATGGCCTAGAGATGAATTAGCAAAAGACATTGAAAGATTATATCGTATGGGAGCTGCAATTGTTGTAGTACCTATACTGTTTGCAGATGCAGATAGAATGGGTGGTGATCAACAATTTGATGAGATGTTGAAAAAGACTCCTACCATCATAGGTCAAATACCAGCAAACGAAACTAAAGGTAATCCTGTTCCTAGAGGAATTGCAACGATAGGTACGCCATGGCAACCGTGGGTGTATAATTATAAAGGTGCAGTTGGCCCGATAGAATCTTTCACAAAATCAGCAATAGGTGTTGGTATGATGTTAATTGCGCCAGAGGGTGACGGTGTGGTTCGTAGAATGCCTTTGGTGGTTCAAATAGATGGACAACTATACCCATCTTTGTCTATGGAGATATTAAGAGTAGCTGCTGGTGATCTCAGTTACCAAATGAAAACTGGTGAGGGTGGTATCGAAGCACTACGCATACCAAAATACAAAAAGATAATGACTGATGCAAATGGTTCTATTTGGATTGATTTCAAATGGAAAACAAAAACCTATGCACTAAACAAATTAACAGACAATGATTCATTTGAGGGAAAGATTGTAATTCTTTCGCCAACTGCTTCTGGTATCGATAATCCAGTTGCAACACCAGTTGGAGTTATTCAAAGCCACGATTTGATAGCTGCATCTATAACAACCATGATGACAGGAAGGAACATCACAAGGCCATTCTGGTCTGATCTAGCGGAGCTGACGGCCACCTTAGTAGCATCATTGGTACTAACTGCCGCGGTGCTAACACTAAACTGGTATTTTGGTGCAATACTTCTACCATTATTCCTTGCAGGGTCTTACTATGGTAGTTCATACCTATTTACTGAATACAGTTATCTAATAGATTGGTCTTATCCTATTCTCACTATGTTTGTGGTTTGGTCGATTGCAGCTTTCCTACGGTTCATGGAAGAATTTAGATTACGTCAACAGATTAAGAAACAGTTTGAACATTACCTTGACCCAAGACAGGTTGCAATTTTACAGAAAAATCCAGAAGCATTGAAACTTGGTGGTGAACGTAGAGAAATGAGTTTTCTCTTTATGGACATTGTTGGGTTCACTCCTATATCAGAACACTATAAGAACAATGATGACCCAGAAGGATTGGTTGAGTGCATCAATGACTACCTAGACCGCATGACCAAGATAGTCTTGAATAACGGTGGTACGGTAGACAAATACATGGGTGATTGCATTATGGCGTTTTGGAACGCACCACTGGATTGTGAGAACCATGCAGAACTCGCAGTTCGTACCGCTATGGAGTGTGCGGTGGAGACTGAGAACCTAAAAGCTGCATGGAAGGGTAAAGGACTACCAGAGATTAATATCGGTAGTGGAGTCAATACAGGAACGTGTATTGTGGGTAATATGGGTAGTACCACTAGATTTGACTATTCGGTTATTGGAGATTCCGTTAATCTGGCTGCAAGATTAGAAGCTGCTACCCGTAATTATAAGACTCGCGGTGGCGGTATTGTCAATACGATTTACTCATCATATACCCAAGAACAGTTACCAGATGACCTAAAAGGTGTCGAATTAGACAAAATTAAGGTCAAAGGTAAAAACGAATTGATAACTATTTTCAAACCTCGTTAGAAATCAATAACTTAGGTGTTAAAATAATGCTTGACAAACCTTGTGCAGTTCTGTATAATGGTTACATAAGATAAAAAAGAGATAAAAAAATTAAGGTATAAATAATATTATGGACATGTACTTACACACTGTTATAGCAATGGGTTCAATTATCACAGCATATGTGATCGGTAGATATATTCAAAATGATACTTTACATCAAAAAGTCGTAAGTTGGGTTCTTGACAAACTTGAAGAAGATGGATTTATTTCCACTAGACTAGACGCTGATGGTGAAAAAGAATTGATTAAAATCACTGAAATTATTGAAAAACATACTAAAGGTACTTGACATTCTTCACTAACTTATGGTAAATTTATATTATGACTATGCATATGCTACCTGTGTATTACACAACTAATAATACACGGAAAAAGAAACCCACCAAAAACAAGAGAATTCTTGCGGCTCGTGCTGCCCACGATAGCTTTCTTCGTAAGCACGGATGCCACCCTGATCAACTCAAAACTAAACCTAAAAAATTTGTAGAGTGGAAAGGTCACGAATATGTATATCGCAGAGAAACAAAATTCATACCTAGTCGTATAGATACTGTTGGTATAGATGGTTGTGCAAAAAAAGATAATTCAGAGAGACTAAAAATATCATCTAATTACACCATCGCACCAGCATACAATAAAGGTGCGTATCAAGTAATAACTAAAGAAAGTGTAAAGGACATTGGGAAGTAAAAGTAGAAATTGTTGAATTTTTTCTAAATGGGGGTAAATAGTAATATGGTACGAAAGAAAATAATTGCTACTACGGACAACAGTAAGTGGGAAGCACCATCTGAAAAGAAGATTTGTAAACCTCGTAAACCTATAACTGAGGAGCAAAAGAAAGTTGCATCAGAACGTCTCGCAAAAGCAAGAGCAACGAGACTTGCAAATAATCCTGACTATGGTAACGCTGGTGTTCATAACAGTGTAAGAGAATTAACAAATGAACACACATTGCATCCTGAGAAAGTTAAACTGTGGATTAAAACTCAGAAAGACCTTGCAAAAAGTGAACGTACATCTGTAAGACAGAACATTAAAGGTGCAGCTGCAAGACTTGCTACCCACGAAGGATATGTTCGTAATATGCAAAGTTATCTTCGCACTGGTGATTGGATTGATAATTTTTATGGAGAATACCAACAAAGTAAGGTAAAAAGTCGGTGTGTAGCATTAGCATACTACTGGTATGGGCCTAAAAAAGGTCAACCAAAACGTACTGTTGGTGTGCTCTATCCTGATTTGGGTTATGTATGGACAAAAGAAATGGATGACGAGGAATTTTAAGTGGAAGAAGATAATGAACTTGGTCAAGTTATTAAGGGGCCATGGAAAAAAAGATATGTGAAACCTTCTGATGAAGTTGAAGCAGAGATCGCAAAGAATTTTTCTGAAGATTTGACACAGGAATTAATTGTTAACATGATCCAAATGTGTCATAATAATAAAATTGTAGTTAATGATGAAAAGTTTATACAAGACATTGGTATTATAATTGAGTTTACACGGGGATTGGTATATAGAGCTTTGAAAATGAAATACCCCACACAAGAAATTGTAGATACATTTGTTCATGTTAACATCAGTGATGATGGCATGAAACATACTGAAGTTGATATGAATAATTTAACCAAATATATTGAGTTGTTTAAAGGTGGTGATGATAAATGATATTAGTTGATATGAGTCAAATTTCAGTCGCAAGTGTTATGATGCATTTGCATATGACTAAGGAAACTAAACCAGATGAAAATATGGTTCGCCATATGATTCTTAATTCGTTACGTATGTATCGTACTCGATTCAAATCAGAATTTGGTGAGTTGGTATTGTGTTATGATTCCAAACATTATTGGAGGCGTGACTATTTTCCAGAGTACAAAGCTTCTCGGAGAACTACCAGAAAAAAATCTAATCATGATTGGGATGCTATCTTTGAATGTCTTAATAAAATCAAAAAAGAATTTTCTGAGAACCTACCTTATAAGTTTGTAGAGGTGTATGGTGCAGAGGCTGATGATGTTATTGGTGTTCTTAGTGCAGAATCTTCTGACGAAATTATGATACTGTCTGGCGATAAAGATTTTATTCAATTACAAAAGTATCCTAATGTGAAACAGTATAGTCCGATTACTAAAAAAATGATTGATGGACAAAATCCTGTTACATATCTTCAAGAACATATCTTCAAGGGTGATACCAGTGACGGAGTACCTAATGTGTTATCACCAGACAATACATTCACTGAAGGATTGCGCCAACGTCCGTTGGGTGCTAAAAAGATTTCATCTTGGATTGACAATGACGTTAATGATGTTCTTCCTAACAACGAAGTAAAACGTAACTACCAAAGAAATAAAAAATTGATTGATCTTACTTGTTGTCCAGAAGAATTGTCGTCTGAGATAATACATAAATATAAGGAAACGATAGTCAATGATCGTAGTAAGCTACTGAACTATTTTATTAAAACGAGATTAAAAACTCTAACTGAGTCTATAGGAGAATTTTAGAATGGATTTATTAATATCAGAAATATTGGACAAAGTGTCCAAAGCAAAAACAAAACAAACCAAGGTTGCTCTATTAAAACAGTACAACACCCCAGCATTAAGAATGGTACTCAAGTCATCATTTGACCCTAAAATCAAGTGGGCGTTACCAGAAGGAGAAGTTCCTTTTAAAAGAAACGATGCACCAGCTGGTACTGAACACAGCGTTCTTTCATATGAGTCTAGAAAACTATATCATTATATTCAGGGTGGTAATAATCTGCTAACCCAGAGTAAGAGAGAAACAATGTTTGTTCAGATGCTTGAAGGTTTGCACGAAACTGAAGCAGATGTCCTTATCGCAGCCAAAGATGGATTGTTACATCAAGCATATAAAGGTCTATCTGCAAATGTTGTAAAGGAAGCTTTCAACTGGACTGATGACTATATGATAGATGACCACGCAGTTTATCATCAAACGCCCGGCCCTGCAAATGGGTGATGACCTCGCAGAGATGGAATTAAAAACTAAGTATAATAAGAAGGGACTTTAATATAATGAATGGAATTGAACAGCTAGTGATTGGCACAATGGTCGGTGTTGTTGGTGCAGTTGGTCAACCTTTACCAAAAGATTTAAAATCAGAAGCGGTAGAATGTCTTGCACTCAACATGTATCATGAAGCAAGGGGTCAAGGAACGGCTGGAGAACTGGCAGTGACTACTGTTGTGATGAACAGAGTAAATGATCCACGTTTTCCAAACACAATTTGTGGAGTAATAAAACAAGGTCAAACGCGACCTAGTTGGAAGGGAACGGGGGAATTGATACCTGTAAGAAACAAGTGTCAATTCAGCTGGTGGTGTGATGGCAAAAGTGATAAACCAAGAGATAAAAATACTTATGAGAAAATGAAAGATTTTGCTAAAACACTATTGAGTAATAAATTACTTTTCTTAGATATCACTGATGGTGCTACGCATTATCACGCTGATTATGTCAATCCTTCTTGGGCTAAAACAAAAACTAAAACTGTGGAAATACAAGATCACATATTCTATCGTTGGGAAAAATAAAACTAAAAACGCCTTGACAATTGATGGGAAGTTTGGTATAATGTTGTTATCGAATAATGAAAAGAGAACCAAATGAATATATTTTATTTAGATCGTGATCCTAAGATTGCTGCACAGATGATGTGTAACAAGCACGTTGTGAAGATGATACTAGAGAGCGCACAGATGCTCTCTACCGCACATCGTGTCCTTGCTGGTGATGAAGTTGCAGACTCCAAAGGTCTATACAAGATGGCACACAAGAACCATCCTAGTACTATTTGGGTAAGAGCAAATTCAAAAAACTATGATTGGTTATGGCAACACATGGATGCTCTGATGAAAGAGTATACCTTTCGTTATGGCAAACACCACGCTACGGAACGTCTGACACAACATCTTTTGGAACATCCTAAGAACATTACTGATGGGGATTTTACTGACCCACCTCAATGTATGCCAGATTTCTGCAAAGTTGCTGACACTGTTCTTGCATACCAGAATTACTACATACTAGAGAAATCTAGCTTTGCAAAATGGAAGAGTAGAGCAATGCCAAAGTGGTTTAATGACAAACAGGACTGTCTTACTTAAAGGGGGAGTAATGGAACTTTTGGAATTTGAACTTGCAACTCAACAAAAACAACTATACAATGCATATACACGTATAAAAGAATTAAATCATGAGATTAATATTTTAAAACAACAAGTGCCTAAATATCCACCTATTCAAATGGAGTTTGACTTTAATGCCAACGTATAATTTCTATAATGATGAAACTAAAGAAGAATTTGAAGGCTTCATGAAAATTTCTGAACTTGATCAATATAAATTAGACAATCCCCATATCAAACAAAGACCAAATTTGGTTGCTTTTGTTGGCGACCATATCAGTATTGCAGCAAAAAAGATTGATGGTGGTATGACTGAAAGATTAGAACAGATTGCACATTCAAATCCAGGCTCTCCTCTTGCAGATAGATATGGGGGTTCAACTAAATCAATTAAAGAAATTAAAACAAGAGAAGTTCTCAAAAAACATGGTGTTCTTGACAGGATGGAAAAATATAAATAAAAATAATGGTACGGCTCAATTTAATTAGGATGCAAAATGACAAGCACAAAAAAGAAAACTAAAGAAATAAACGCAAGTAATCTTGTAACAATAAAACCTATCACGGACAATCAGAAAGTTGTTTTTGACTCTTGGAAGAAAGGTCAAAATCAATTTCTCTATGGTGCGGCTGGTACAGGTAAAACATTCTGTGCGATGTATCTCGCATTGCAAGATGTGATGGATTTGAAAACACCATACGAAAGAGTTGTATTGGTTCGCTCGCTCATACCAACAAGAGAGATTGGGTTTTTGCCTGGCGATGAAGATGATAAATCTGCGCTGTATCAAATACCATATCAGAACATGGTGCAATTTATATTTGAACAGCCTAACGAACTAGCATTTAACAATCTATACGATAGGTTGAAGGGGCAGGGTTCATTACACTTTTTATCAACTTCTTTTCTAAGGGGGTTGACAATGGACAACGCAATTGTTATAGTAGATGAATGTCAGAATATGAATTTTCATGAACTTGATACTATTACAACAAGGATTGGTCAAGATGCAAAGATTGTATTCTGTGGTGATTTTGACCAGACAGATTTACAGAAGCAAAATGAAAAAAACGGACTACACGATTTCTTCAAAATACTAGATGAAATGGATGAATTCAACTGTGTAGAATTTACTATTGGCGATATAGTTCGATCAGGCTTTGTTCGTAACTATCTTATCAATAAAATTAGACTTGGATTTGGGAGTGAATAATGGGCTTATTAATGTGGATAACAAGTGGACTAATAATGGTTATCTGGGGTTGGACTATCTATGAGTGTAGATTCCTCTTTGCTGAAGAGTGCAAAAAACTAACAAATTGGATGAAGAAATGAATTTAAATAAACTTAGAAAACAATTAGAAATAGATGAGGGAGTAAAATATGAAATATATAATGATCACCTTGGTTATGCTACTTTTGGTGTCGGGCATTTGGTTCTTGACTCAGACCCAGAATCAAGATTGGAAATCGGCACTTCCGTCAGTGAGTCTAGAGTCATTGAAGCCTTCGAGCGAGACTGTAAAACAGTTTTGTCAGACTGCGCCATCCTTTACAAAGACTTTGGAGATTTGCCAGAAGAAGCCCAACAAATAATTGCAAACATGATGTTCAATATGGGCAGAACTCGTTTGAGTAAATTCAAGGGAATGAAACGTGGTGTGGATGCAAAAGATTGGAACGCAGCTGCTAACGAAATGGTTGACAGTGCTTGGTATCGTCAAGTAACCAACCGAGCAGATAGACTAGTGGATAGAATGAGGGCAATATAATAATGTTTAATCATGAACCAGTGAAGTTACAACCTATAACCGCAACAAACCAAGATGGTACTCGTCTATACAAAACCCCAGAGGGGAATAAGTATCCCTCAATCACAACTGTTCTATCAGTTCGTAATAAGAAGGGAATTGCAGAATGGCGTAAACGTGTAGGTAATGATGTTGCTAATCACATATCAAGAACAGCCGCAAATCGTGGTACTAAAGTTCATCATATGTGTGAAGACTATCTAAACAACCAAAATATAGATCACCACAAGCAACATTTTCTACCGTATTGTCTATTCAGCGAATTGCGAGATAATGCTCTAACTTACATAGACAACATATATGCCCAAGAAGCGGGTTTGTATAGTGACAAGTATAAGGTAGCAGGCAGAGTTGATTGTATTGCAGATTACAAAGGCGTACCGTCTATTATAGATTTCAAAACATCGACCAAAGAACGTAAAGATGAGTATAATGAAAGTTATTACATTCAAGGTTCTGCGTATGCTGAAATGTATAAAGAACGTACAGGAGTAGATATTTCTCAGGTGGTTATCTTAGTAGTAACAGAGGATGGAACTGTCCAAGAATTCATCAAACAAAAACACGACTATCTTGACACTCTTGTAGAAACAATCGCAGAATGGAATAATCAACAGAAAGAGTGGAAACTCTTTCGTGAGGAAGAACAGGAAGAGTGGGATAATCAAAGAGACTATTCAAAAAGTCTCACAGACAGTTTATAACTTATAGGAAAATATTATGATTGAATTAAACACACTAGTATCAATAGTAACACCAGCTGGCGAATTTGTTGGAAAACTTGAAGAACAAACAAGTGATTTTGTAACGCTAAAAGAACCTAAAATGATTATCCATACATCAGATAAACAAATGGGATTTGCTCGTGGAGTATGCCTAACTGGTGAGGAAAATCCAGAGCTTGTAACTTTTTATGGTGGGGGGATTATTTTGGTTACTCCATCAAACGAGGAAATTATAGCTGCTTACAGAAAGATGACCTCTGGAATTATTGTTTAGGTTCTTGACATTCTGGTACTATTATGGTACTATATAAATAGAATACAATTTGTTGATGCGAGTTGAGAGCTGATCTGGACGGGGGTGCGAATCCCCCCAACTCCACCACAAACATATTGAAGAACACTTAGTGTGTTTGTGATGGGGTTGAATAGTTTCGACAGGCAGATGTAGATGAGTGGAGAATTGTCGGGTGATTCCGTTATCGGTCAAAATGAAGACGCAAACTATAACTTTGCATATGAGGATTACGCGCTAGCCGCATAATTGCTCGGGGTTTCGGTGGGTTTCCTAGCAACAGAATACCCACCACTTTTTATAATGATTATAGGATATCAAAATGCCGTTTACAACATCTAAAACATTTACCCTTGCAATAGAAAATATCGCTAAAGAAAAGAATCTTACTCACATGGATGCAGTTCTATATTATTGTGATAAAGAAGGTATTGAACCAGATTCAGTTGGTTCTCTTGTTTCAAAAGGATTGAAAGAAAAAATTGAAGCAAATGCCAGAGAGTTAAACTTCCTACCCAAAAGAGCCCAACTACCCATATAAAGAAAGACTTTACAATGGAAGCAATTGATACTTATTTAATGTACTGTGCAATGAAAGCACACTTTGGTAAAACTGATTATGACTTTGTTACTTATCACGGCAAAACTCGTATCAAACGAGACTCTTTCTTCAAAAGAAAAGATAGGAGTTTCTTTGTCAAAATCTCACGAAAATATAAAACCGAAGAAAACATAAAGAATTACTTTGTCTCTAATTTTATTAAAGACAGTAAAGGGTATGTATCTAATTTCAATGATGGGAACTATGAGGAATGGAAAATTAAAAGAGCTAATTTTTACAATCAATTTGCACTAGAGATTAAGCCCTTAGTTAAAAACTTCAATCCTCTTTTTGCTATTAAAGATGATGAACACCCTATATTACTAAAAGAATATCTTGGGAAAAGAGTGTCTCTTGAAACTCTTATTATTCTTGACGAACTGGTTGAGTTTAGTAAAACTTGGAACAAAAAATTATCTGAGGATCACATATGGCAAGACATTAAAAAACTTATGCATAATTACAAAAGGTTCTTGACTTTGGACAAGAACAGGTATAAAATACAGTTATTAAATCTAATAGAAGGAGTTAATTAAAATGGATTTGGGTGAAATCGTAACTACTGATAGAGCAGAAACCGCAATCAAAGAGCTTGACCTTGTTGAAGCAGAAAATAAGAGACTCATTGCAAAAGTGAAAGAATTGCAATTTGATTGCGCTGAGCGGTCAAAAGCTAATTCTGAGTTGAATGATCGAATTAAGAGACTTGCATTACGTACACCTTCTTGGCCAAAAGGGTTTCGCCCTCAAGGTCGTAGGTATGATGATAGGAGAGGTCAACGATAGATATTTTATAGCTGGTATAGTTAAACGGTATAACAGTTGATTTGTAATCATCAATTTGAGGTTCGATTCCTTGTATCAGCACCACATTTAGGAAGGGTATATTATGGTAACTAAAATACTAACACTGACATTACTAGCACCCAACAGAAAAACTCCCAATAGTAATATGCGGTGGTTTGCTCTTGTTCTTGCATTGATGAGTGTTATGTTTCTTGCATCAGGAAGTGTTGCTTCCCAATGGGTAGGTTGGATATTGTCTTTTGTTGCAGCTGCATTTTGGGCAAATTTTGCAAGGTTGGATAAAGATACACCACGAATGTTAATGGAATTATTTTATCTTATAGCATCTATTTGGGGGATTTTCAATTGGATATAGAAGTAGCACTTAAAGACCATATGGGAAGCGACTTGTCTGTTGTTAATGCAGCTCGTGTGTCATTTGACAAAGAATCACATTGGGAAGAAATCACACCAGCAAATGGTGTTCATATTGATGGACTTCTTAATCATAGTGATAAACGACTTATAGCTTATCTTGCAAAACACAATCACTGGAGTCCATTCGGTCATGCATCAATGCAGTTTAGAATTAAAGCTCCTGTATTTGTTGCAAGACAATTAGTTAAACATCAAATTGGTTTAACATGGAACGAAGTATCTAGACGATATGTTAGTGATGACCCATCAATTTATTATCCTGATACATGGAGAGCAGCTGCAATGGATAAGAAACAAGGTTCTGATGAAGAAAAGACTATAGAGTATATTAAGGATAGTTATCCCGAAACATTATATAGTCAGTATGATAAGGACATTAGTGTTGATTCTTTGTACGACACAGCTGTCAAACTCACACTTGATACTTATGACCGATTAATTGCTGGCGGTGTTGCACCAGAACAAGCAAGAATGGTTCTGCCTCAATCTATGTTTACAGAATGGTATTGGTCTGGAACACTCTATGCGTTTGCAAGGGTTTGTAATCTGCGATGTAAACCAGATGCACAAATTGAAACACAACTAGTTGCAAATAAAATTGATGAAATTGCAAAGGAATTGTTTCCTGTTAGTTGGGAACATTTAAGAAAATGAAAGCTTTAGTTGTTGGTAATGGTGAATCGCGTTCATGGTTTACCCCAAGTAAAGGCAATGAATTTGTTACTTGGGGTTGCAATGCAATCTATCGCGATGGTGAAGTAGATAACCTTGTTGCAGTTGATTATGGAATGCAGCAAGAAATTGTTAAATCAGAATATCCACTTAACCACAAGTGTTGGTTTACAAATTGGAATACTGTTCCAGATTTTGTAGCAGACACACTGTTCATGGGATATGACATACCTAAGTCTTTTATTCATTACAGTGGAGATAAAACTGATAAATGTGTCATCTCAGGTAAAGACCCTGATACTTTACGAGAAAAAATTGATATAGCTATTCGTATGAATCCAGACTTAGATGTAGAAGACCTTCGTATGAAAATGGAGAAGGACTCTGGTGTTTGGATTACTTACGTCACTGAAAATGAAATAATTTGTCCTGTTGGGGGATATTTAAATGGTTTGTCTGCGGGCAATACTGCATTACATTTAGCATGTGATCCACCTGTACATGAAACATTAGGTAGATTTCCTGTCAAACCAGATGAAGTTTATATGATTGGGTTTGACTTATCATCATACGATCACCCACTAAATAATATGTACAAGGGTACAGATAACTATCTTCCAGCAAACGCAAAGGGATTTAATTCAGTAAATTGGATAAATCAGTTAGAAGATATTTTTTCTCAGTTTTCTGACACTACTTTTTATTGGGTAGACCGGCCAATAGTACCAGATATGGGGCTTAGAAGAAACGTAATATATATTAATAAAGATGAATTATGCGAGGAGTTGAAAATAACATGAGTGGAGTTCCTATATTTCCAACTGGAATTATTAAGACATATAATAGCCCAACTAAATTTTCAGAAGAATTTGAACCTAAAAACTTTAGTGTAAAAAAGTACGGTGGATCAAATAAATGGAGAAGTGAGAAGTTTAATAATGTGATGT